AGTAACAGTTCCAACATACTCTCTTGGTAACTCAAACTGTCTTGCCATCAAAGTAACTGTCATTCCGTTTTCATCAGAATAAGCAGCCCCAGTACCTCCTTCCATACCTGATAAATTTAAGAAAGTCTGACTCTTTGCAGCCACATCTTCATTTGCATATTTTTCACTCGCACCTAAAATCCACCAATTACCATTAGTATCTTTTACTGCGCCCATCATGCAAGTATCTAAAAGGGTTTGCATTTCTTGAAACTTTGCTATGTCTATATTTGGAACATTAAAAGAAAGACCACACTCAAAAGCGGTTGAGCCATTCTCTTTAGTTGCATTTATAGTCAAGGCAGGAGTTTCGTTTTTAAACTCGTAAACAAACCAAGCAGCATCACCACCTGATTGAATGTTTGTGATAGAGTGTACTCCTGTAGCCCCATAAGTCACTACATCAGCAGTCAACCAAGACCTTAGTAGTATTTGGGAAACACCGCCAGTTGCTTGTAAATCAGCACAAACTACACCTAAACCTGTATCTATTGCCATTTTATTTTATTTTATTGATTATTCAAAAGTAATTAAGAGAGTGCTTTTACACACTCTCTATTATTACATTATTATTATATTAAAAGTCCCCATTGAACAAGAGAAGAGTATAAATACTGAACTCCTAATTTAAAGTAACCTCTGAAAAACATTTTTTCTTCTAAGTCATCATAGAAAACTTTGAAAGAACCTTCTGGGTCAGTTACATCAGAACCAATGATTAAGTTCTCAACTGCACAGTAACATATACCATTAGTGAAGTTAGCCCCACCATTTACAAATAAATCAGGGTTAGTGTCTGCTAAGATAGTGTCCCATTCGTACATAGCCACAATCTCAACACCTCTAAACATTACTCTAGGCATCCCATCTACTGTGTTAGCGATTGCTAAAGAAGAACCATTGCCTTCTAAGTTTGCCATATAAGCATTGTAAATCTGTGGAGTTACAAAAATCTTCTTTTCAGAAGCAGGTACTTGTTGTAATGCTGCTGCTGCACCATCATAAACATTAGTAATTAAACTCATTGCATCTGCTGGTGTTGGTGCTGCTGCAGTTCCGTCAAAAGTAATTACAGTTTCAGCCTTCATTAATTCCATCCAGCCATCAAAAGCAGTATAACCTGTTACCGCACCTGCTACATCACCACCCCATGCTAATCTTACTACATCTGAAGCGATACCTTTTACAGCACGATTTACAATTGCATCTCCTAATTGAGTTCCCTCAACATTCATTACATCTACCCCATTTCGGTACATTTCCTCAATATAAGTTCCGAAAAACTCATCAGTACATTGCTCTAAAGCAACTCTACATCTACCTGCAGTAATTACTTTGTCATCAATATTAAATTGTACTACTGGGTCTTGACTACTTGCCGAACACCCTGCATATGGTTCTACTATTTTAGTTAGAGCAGCAGAAGTGTAAACATTCATTTTATGTTTTACATTAGGAATAACTCTATAGTTACGCATAATGTCATCACTTCTAAATACTGGCTCGTAAAATATTTCTCTTAGGTTTGCACCGCTATAAGTTGCGATTCCACCATCATTTGCTACATTTCCTGTTGCCATTTTTTTTTATTTTTTTTAATTATTAAATTTGATTCTTACTCGTTCCGCCATTGCTGCATAAAAACCTGCATTAGCATCTTCTTTTTTGTTTTCAACTACTGCAGGGTCTGCCTCAGTTACAATTTCTGTACCTTTAGCATCTGCCTTGTTGATTTTAGCGTTTAACGCCTCAACCTCTCCAGTTAAAGTTTCGTTAGTTCCTTTTGCAGTCGCTAACTCTTCCTCTAATAAAGAGATTTTGTTTGATAACTCAATGTTATTAGTTTCAAATGTAGAAATTTTATTCATAATATCTTCATTATCTCCTAAGTTAACAGTTATCGCTGTTTGTTCAGCAACATCTTCAGAAACTTTTACATCGCCTTTTACAGCAGTAACAATCTCTTCAACCTTGTTGTTAAACCATTCTTTTAACTCATTAGTCATTTTTTTGTTATTTATATTAATACTTAATTTATTCTGTATTTCTTCCTGTGTGATGTTCTTAAATTTAGAAACATCATACTTCGCAGCCACTTTGATAGAATCTGAGATGGTGTCAATAAAACCATAATTAAAAGCCTCTTGAGCATTTAACCAAGTTTCTTCATCCATCATCTCAGCAAGAGAGTCGTAAGGCAATCCTGTCTTTTTTATATAAATGTCTGTAAGTTCTCCTGTGATTTTATCAAGGGTATCTGCAGTTTTTCTCATATCTTTTGCCTCACCCATTGAACCTCCCCAAGCGTTATGAATCATAAACAAAGAATTTTCAGCCATAACAACCTCATCCGCACCAAGAGCAATAATAGTAGCAATACTTGCCGCTATTCCCTCAATGTAAACTGTAGTCTTAGCCTCTCTTCTTTTGATTACATTATACATAGCCATACCATCAAACACATCTCCACCTAAACTGTTAATGCGTAAATTGATTGGCGTATTCTTTAAATCCTTAATATCAGTAATAAACTCTTGAGCAGTTACGCCATAAGTTCCTATTTCATCAAAGATATATACATCAGCAGAATTATCTGCCTTGTTTTGAATGTCGTACCATTTTTTTGTCATAGGCACAAAAATATAATTAAGTAAAAATATATTTACCTAATTTTCTTACAAAACTTTTAATGGGTAATATTGCTAGAGGCAGAAGATTTTTTTCTTTCTTTATATACTATATTTTGCGCTTGACTTTCGCTTATATCGTACTTTATAGATAAATCCATCCAAGTGTGAGTTCTACTTCCCTTATTAGTGACCAGCATTCTATCAAAGTCTGCGATAACCATAAAATTCCTAAGTCTTTTAGGTTCTATAATGCCTTTCTCAACAAAATGCTTTACAATATCTTTACAAGTTGGGTACAACCCAAATCTTTTCTCTAATGTTGCCCCAGCAATTTCAATGAAGTCTTTGACTACATCAATTTTATTTTGTTTTTGCTTTTTTCTTTTTTGAGGCATTAGTAGTTTTTATTGTTTTTTCTGGAGTGCTTTCTATCTCTATCCATTCGTCAACCATTTTCTCCCAAAACTTATTTACTGCTGCCCTACAGGATTTGCAATTTAAGTCTTGCTTATTAGCAGGAAATAATATATGCCACTCTGCAAACATTAAGTTTAATGATTCACCATGATAAGCAGGAAAGTTTCTCATGTATTTTTGATTTCTGATAACAGCCTCAGTCATCATTCTTCTTTTGTCCTTGTTGTAGTTTTCTGCGATTTCTTTAAAATTCATATGTTTTATTTTACCATTTGTTTTCTGGGCATTTCCCAAAAAATTCTTTAGTTAGTGAAGTCTTTGCATCTAGGAAGCACTTGCATTTATTGCATCTTGCACCTGTTGTTATCTTTGGTCTTTTAAGTAACATAAAGTTTCGGTAAAAACTACAACTTTTACATATGTCTAATCTTTCTAATTTGGTTTTTTTGTCAACAAACATTTGTTAGTATTCCTAAAGTTAATACTGCTATTATTAAAATAAAGTAAGTTAAGTAGATTTTAAATTGTTCTGACCTCATTATATTCTTGCGTCTGACTGTATCACATTTACAGCATTTTGACTATTTGTAATGTCCGCCTCAACAACTACAACTTTACTCTGACCTCCCATAGCCCCCATCATTTGATTCTGTCCTAAAGCATTGAATTGCTGCTGACTAAATGAAGGCATATTAAGTAATCCCCCATCCGCAAACTTAACACCACCTCCTGCTGAGTTCATTGCTGATAATTGACTTCTAAACATCGCTGTACTTCTTTTATTTATTACTGCTTCACCTCCCTCTAACTCTACTACTCTACCGCCTACTGCAAACTTCTCACCTCCTTGTGCGTGTGATTTACCATTTACCATTCCACCATTTGCAAACTCTTGTATCATGCCGCCATTTGCAAAAGTTATATTGCTAAAAGCATTTTCAAACACACCGCTAATAAGACTACCTGCACCTGCTGCTACTATAGCACCAAGAAGTGGATTAGCAGCAAAAGCACCTACAATGTAAAGAGAAACAGCCTCCATTATTTTTGCTCTAATAAGTCTTTTTGCAGCATCTTCAGCAGATTCACCTGATAGTGCTGCTCTTT